CCGTTCGGCGTGCGGAAGGGGCGCGGCTCGATCCTGTCGGGCGACACATTACCCAACCGCCGGTTCATCTCGACCATCTCCGGCCAGTGCTTCTCGAACGCATCCCACGTGATCTGAGTCGCGCGCCAGTCCTTGTCGGTCATGTGTTCGTTGAGGAACGACCACACGTCGCGCGGCTCCCAGCCCATGCCTTTCACGAGCTTGTCGAAGTTCGACTCGTTGCCTACATGTCGCGCGATGCCGAGCATGTCGCCGCGCGTCAGGCGTCGGTAGACGGTCTCGCCGGTTTCCTGCGTCAGGTCTGCATCGATCAGTTTCGCGTTCGGCACGAGTTCCGACAGGCTCTTCTGCCAATCCTTACCAAGCTCGTCGGCGCCGGCTCGAAAATCTTTCGCCAGAGACTTGAGCATGTCGATCTTGGCGTAATTTGCGTTGAACACGCGATCGAAGATGGCGCGCGTGAATGGCCCCAAAATCTCGTGCGTGTCGAACTGGTTCGCCTTGAACTGCTGAGGTTTGGCCTCTGCGATCGAAGACCGGAGGAACGAACCCATGCGATCAAGCGCCACGCGGAAGAATGGATCGGTGCCGGCGCGAGGACGTTCGACGATATCTTGCAGCGAGAACTGCTCGCCGCGGGCCTTCATCTTGTCGACCAGTCCGCCTACCGCTTCGGCGAGGTCGATCTTCTTCCCGTCTACGGTGATCGACTTCCGCTCGCGCGCGATCTGCTCCATTGAGCGGATCGTGTCGTTGAAGCCGCGAATCTGCTCGACGGTCATGTCCTTGTAGTGCATGCGGACTGTAGGGTCCATCATGCCGGGATGCTCGACCGGCGCGTATCCGAACGCCTTCTGCGTGTCGACCCACTGCTGTAGCTGGACTTCCTTCTTCTCCGGCCCAGCCGGAGGCTTTTGGCGGAAGTCGAATCGATCCCGTAGCGCGTCGATCTGCTCAAGAATGTCAGGGTCCATCTTCTTGCGGATGGAGTCCTTGTCGTACTTGGCCTGCGCTTTGACGATCTTCTGTACATCGGCGACGGCATCGCGCGCAGCCTTGGCGAGCCGGTTCGACAGTAGGGCCTGTCGTTGAGCCTGAACGGCGGCGGCCGGGTCTTTCGGCGCTTTATCGATCGCTTCCCGGTTGGCCTTTGTCTCTGCGACTTCGTACTGTTTCGGACTCAGGTCTCGCACGCGCTTCACAGCGATGGCCGAGAGTGCCGATTCCTCGGCCGCTTTGGCGAGTTCGCGAGCGGGTATCGGGGACTTTGTCAGGAGCTTGAGGCCGGTCGCCATGAATCGAGCACGAGCCTCATTGTGGACTGCCTCGTTGGCAGCATCCTCGACGGCTTGCGGGTCGACAAGTTCTCCGTGACGCTCCAGCATGCGCTGGTCGACAATCTGATCGATCTGTGCGGCTCGGTCCGCCTTCGTTTGCGCCAGCCCTTCTGCGAGTTCGGCGCCGCTTCCTATTCCGAATTGCTCGGCCACGAGATCAAGCGTGCCGGGGGCTTTCGTTTTGAGATCATTCGCCGCGATGAAATTCCGAGCCCGCTCGACGGGAGAATCGTCAAACTCGCGCGAGACTTCCTCGCGAATCAGGTCGCGCTGGGCTGATGCCTCGCGTTGCAATCGCTTGAGCGCGCGAGACTTGGCGTTGCTCGCCCACTTCATATCTCGCAGGCTCCGTTGCTGCATCTCGTCGATGGCTTGCTGCGTGGCTTGCTGTCCGAGGTTAGCGTAATCGGCCTGCTGCTTTTCAGTCGCACCGACTGCGGACAGGTCTACCGGCAAGTAGGCCCGTGCGGACTCTGCATCGCGGATTGCGTCATCGCTGGCAAGTAGTCGATCGAATACGCCGCGCACCTCCGGCGACAGTTGCGCGCCGAGCCCTGTGACGCTGCGGTAGACGTTCACAAGCCACGAGCGGAAGCGAGCGAAAAGCGGTTGCAGCGCCTGAGTAGGCGCCTTGCCCTCCATCAGGTATGCCTCGAAGCCGCGCGCGAACTTCTCGTGCATGTCTCGCTGCTGCTCAAGCGTTCTCCCCTGCCAGTCGGCAATGTCCTTCCCGCCCGCCCAAGACAGGAACGTTTGCATGTCTTCTCGGATACCCTGCGGCGCGTCTTCTCGGCCGGCGAGGTCGCCGAGCGTTTGCAGGAAGAAATGCCCGCTCTCGTGCAGGAACGTCGATAGGTCGGCGTCTCTTAGAAGTGCGACGGTTTTCGTCGCCGGATCGAACGCGCCGCGCGCGGACTGATCAAGCATCTCGCCGGCTGGGTTCTCGCCCGCGATTCGAAGCGGATACTTCTCGAACATCTCGCCCGGAGTCATACCCGCGCGCTCTGACATCGTGCGGTAGAACTCGGTGACCGGCGCGAGGCTGGCCTTTGCCACGTCGGCAGGGTATCGGCCCGTGGCCGTCATCTGCTGCAACAGCGTGTCGCTGATCTTTTGCAGGTCTGCCTGCGGCCCTTCCTCCTGCTGCTTGACCAGTTCCTGAGCCCTGGCAGTCATGTCTTCCTTTGCGTTTTGGAAGAACTGCGCACCCTCGGCCGCCGTCATCCCGCCCGCTTCGGCTTTCAATTCAGGCTGGATCGCCTTGTCGAGATCGGTCCCAGCGATGTGCGTGGCGTAGTCCTCGATCGGAATCTGCACGTCGCCGCCCGTCTGCACCGCCTCGTTCAAGCGCTCATTCAGGCCGGGGATATTGGCCGGGTCGACTTCCGACTGGTGCAGCGCGTCGGCGAACTTCTTGCCGTCGACGTAGACCTCGGTGAAGTCTCCATTCTCGGCAACCGACGCGACGTAGCTCCGGAACGCTTCCGGGTCGTGCGTGCGCAATTTGGACGATGCCGCAGCCTCGGCGATCTGCTGAATCTTCGCCGCGCCGCGCTCTGCCGTCTCGGCGTCGATGCCATCGGAATAGGCCTGCCGCACAGCGTCGTGCAATGGGTTCCTGCCCAGCGCACCGGAAAGCATCGCACCTGACAATCCTGACAGGATCGTTTGCTCGGGATCGAATCCTTCCTGCTGCGGCATGACGAGATTCATCGCCTGCCGGTTTAGTTCGCCCGAGGCTGCGCCGGAAACGAAACCGCTTGCCAGCCGGGTCGCAAGCCCCCCCTCCGCACCGATCGGCACGACACCGCCGAGCGTGGTCGTGGCGTACGACATCTGAGCGGCGCGGATCGCCTGCGACATGTCGCCGGTCTGGTCATACACGTCCTTGCCGGTGTTGACCGCCGAGGTAAGCGCGGGGAAGGCCATCGCCCGCGCACCGTGCGTGACTTGCTGGCCGACCGCCTTGAGTGCCGTTGTAGCCTGCGCACCTTCGGCTGGCGCCCCAGCGCCGCCAGTCAGATAAATCTGAACCAGCGTACCGAGCATGTTGCCCGCCGTGTCTGCGGCCTTCACGCCAAATGGTGCATCAGCAGGCGTCTTGAGCGCGGCGCGATTGGCGAGTTGCGGCGCGATCATGTGCTGGTACCACCAGTCAGACGCATCCGCTCCTGTGGCCTTATCGACAAGGCTGAGCGCACCGCCGATGCCGCGGTTGATCGCCAGCGCGGAATTCACGAACGACGAGCCGAAGCCTTTCGCCAATCCCTTCACGACTTGGCCGGCTGCGTCCGTGACTTGACCCGAGACGATCTGGTCGATGTTCGCCATCCCATCGAAATCGTCTTGAGCCACGCGTGCGCTGTCCGGGTTCTTCGCTACCCAGTCAGCCAGCTTCGGGTTCGCCTCTAGCGTAGCTGCGTTCTGCTGTGCTTTGGCTTGCGCTTCGAATCGCGGCAGGTCGGTCTCGACAGCAGCCTGAGGTGCGCCGATCTGCCGGCCCACTGCCGCCGCGCGGCCCGCGGCATCGGCGCTTTGACCGCTATTCGCGACGGCTATGGCCTGCGCCTGCTGCGTGGCTTGGGCTTGTCCAATGGGTCGGGCCGACGAAAGATCGAAGACGTTATCAGCCTGAGGTGCGGCCGGCGTATTCGCGCCGCCGCCAACCTGAACTGCCGAGTCTAGATCGAATGTCATCACTGCACCGCCTTGACTTGCTTGCGGTCAGGGCTGACGTACGCCTGGTTTCCGTTCTTGTCTATCATCAGTGACCAGCCTTGCTCATTCGTTGGCGGCTTGAACTTCGTCATGTCGGGCGACTGGAACGCGGGGATCGTCGACGAACCGCCGAGCCACGACGGCAGTATGCTCGGCTCGCCCTGCGTGCCCTGAACCAGGAGTGCGGCGGCAAGTTTCCGGGTCGTCACCGCATCCGGGTACTTGTTGTTCTCGGCATGGTATTGCTCAAGAGATGTCTGAAGTTTGCCGTAGAACTGTTCCGTTGTTTTCGATTCGTCGCTACCGGCCTTGGCCGACGAGCCTAAACCCATCGGCTTGAGCATGTCGTCGACTTCGCCTTTCGTGCGCGCCCAGTCCAGGGATTTCTGCTGCTGGTTGGCATCGCCCTTGCCCAGCCCCATCTGGATATTGATGAGTTCGCTGATCTTGTTTTCCGGTATCTGGCCGAAGAGCGTCGACAAGTCCTGCTTGAGAAACTCGTTCGGGTTGTTCACGGCCTGCCCGCGCAGCCGGTAGTAGGTGTTCAGCCCTTCCTGCGTCAGCGGGACATTCGATGGCTTCGCCAGCCGCGTCTGGATCGACACCTGCTGCTCGGGGGTAAGGTTTCCCCATTGCGCTTTGGCGGTCGGGTTTTGCATCAACTGATCGATCGACGTGATTCGATCGCTGCCATCCGGCGCGCTGCCGATCATCAGCCGCGTGATCGTGTCCATTGCGGCCTGCTGTTGAGCGCGCGTCCCCGCGAGGATCGTCTCGCCGTAGTTCGATGTGCGCGAGGCAACGGCATCTGCGAATGTCGGATCGTTCGGGAACATCCGCTCGGCCACGTCGCGCGCCTGCTGCACCTTCTGTGGCAAGAGCGTCGCGAGTTCGCTGGTCGTCGGCATGGCGGTAGGGCGTGATCCAGGCTGCTGAATCATCGCAAGCCCCTTGCCAACATAGGCTCGCGTTTCGGCAAACGGAATCTTCGCGGCGAAGTCGGCATCCGATATCTGGCCGGCGCGCGGGTCGCCGTACTGCGCGATCCACTTATCGACTTGTCTTGGGCCTGCGTTGTAGGCGGCCAACGTGAGTGCTGGGTCCTGGTATCGAGCCGTCATCGCCCCGAGGTAATCTCGCCCCACGCGCGCGAGTTCCGCTGGGCTGTTGTCCTTGGCTGGAGTCACCCCGAAGCCAGGATTCGCCGCGGTGTTCGGCATGACCTGCATGGCGCCCTGCGCGCCCTTCGGCGAGGTGAGCGACTCGCCATTCGCCCCCGTCCCGCCTTCCAGCTTTTGGACGATACCGGTCAAGGCGGGTTGACCCTGCGTCGCGCCGCTCAGCGTTTGAGGGTCGAGCGCGCCTTGGCCATAGATCAGGCCGTGCGCGACGTTGCGCGCCAATACCTGCTTGGCTCCGCTCAGCAAATGCGCTTCAAGCGAAGGAAGCAGGTTCGGATCGATCTGTGATCGCACGTCGGTGTGCTGCGCCTGCCCACCGGCGTTCCAGTCCTCACCATGCTCCAGCATCGAGTAAGCACCGACCGGATCGGTGTTCGCCATCATCGACAGGCGGTCGGACCACATCTTGGACACGTCCTGCGCGATCACTGCCTTGGCGTATTCGACCGGCTGCCCGATCGACGCCGCATGCGTCATGCGCTCAGCCGAGACGGATTGGAGCATACCGTTGAACAGGATCGGATCATTCCACTTGTCCGCGGCCTGCTGCTGGAACGATTTCACCATGCCGTCCGAGGCCTGCTGCTGGTAGACCTTGTTCTGGGTGTCGGCATAGCGCGACATGCCGTCCAGTTCCATCTGCGTGCGCCGCGTCGACACCTGGTCGAACATGTGCTGCGCGAGCGGGTCTTTCAGCTGGTCGCGCTGCTGCGACTGCAAGTCCTGGATTTGCTTCTGGAAGGATGGGAGTTGGTCGACGGCATCCTTGCCCTGTAAGGCGTAATACTTCGAGTAGATGTCGCGAAGTGCAGGGCTGAAACTGTTCGCGTACTGGTTGTTCGAATCCGTCTCGCGCTGAATGTTGGCGAGGAATTGCCCGCTCTCGGATAGCTCCGATCCAACCTGTCTACCGGCCTGCCCGAGTTGCCCGACAGCCTGCGCCACCTGCCCGCCGAACTCATCCGGCGTCGCCTGGATTTGCTGCGATCCCAGGGAGACGTTATTGAAGACGCTTTGTGCGGTTTCGATTCTCGGCAAGACTGGCATGGTTTATCTCAAGAGGTCGCCGAAGGGAAGGCTTTGACGTACTGGCTGGAGAACTGGCCGGCCCCGGATAGCAGCGACGAGAACCCGCCGACGATCCCTGCTGCCTGGGCCTGCTGCCCTTTCAGTTGGTCCAGTCCAGCCTGCGCGGTGAAGTCTGCACCCTGGTTGCGGTAGTTCCAAGCCGAGCGCGCGGCATTGCTCACGATCGTGGCCTCGTTCAACTGATTCACTTCGGCCAGCCCCTGCTGTTCGCGCAAGGCGCTTCCGGAATCCATCTCGACGCCGCTCGCCCCGATTGCCGCACGCACCATGCCCATCTGCTGCGCCGATCGCTCTTGCTGGGCTTGCAGTTGAGTGTTGCCGGTCTTGATCGCGTCGTTCGCATTCATGGCGGCGATCTGCGCGTTATTCTGCGCGACCTGCGCTTGGTATGCGGCAGCGGCGGCCTGCGAGTTCGCGCTTGATATCGCGCTGTACGCACCGACCGCGGCAGATACCGCGGTGATCGCCAACCCTGCGGCGGCAATGCCCATATCAAACCCCTATCTCGAAATGATGGAACGTAACGCGGGCGACGCCCCACGGCTCAGGCTCGGACACCCGAGCACCCAGCCAGCGCAGCCAGCGCACAGAAAGCTTGTGCCGAGAATCGACCATGCCAGACAAACGTGGGTGATGCACGAGCAACTCCGGCAGCAATCCTTTGCACGCCCGAGCAAATGGAACAGCATGCTTCTCGACCAGATGAGTTGAGAAAAACCACGGGTAGCTGGCGAGGTCGAACAGATTGTGTGATCTGACGATGCCGAACATGCAGGCGACTTGGCCGTCGATGATCCACGACCATGCGCTGTCGGAGCGTGAAAGCTCGTGCAGCAATGCGGCCTCGGTTTTCATCCCGGTCGAATCTGCGATCTCGCGGGCCTCGACGGCGCGCACATGTGGCGCCATCGCGATCGCGTGGTTTCGTGTGGCCTTGACGATCTCGCCTCTCATCAGTTGTCCCCGATCTGGATCGACGGAATCAGTGCCAGGATTGTACTCGGCACGGGGTCTGTGACCTGCACGCAGATTTGCCCGGGCACGTTGTAATTGGCCGGCAGCACGACGCGTTGGTCTCCGGTGAAAAGCCGAATCGGCTGACCCATCGCTTCGTCGGTGCGCTCCTTGATTTCGATGAGGCTGTCGAACGTCGGGCCAGCCCACACGCCGCGTGAGTCCTGCATCCGAACCGTCACAGCCGGAACCGTCTTGCGCTTGCTCTGGATCGTGCCGCCTTGCTCCTGAACGTCGATGTAAAGGCTCTGCAATTGACAGGTGAACGGCAGGCCCACCGTGATCGCGCTGTACGCTCGGTCGAGCGTGATCGATCCCTTCGATACCGTCTGCGACGGCGCTACGTTGCCGTCCGCCAGGATCGAGACGAGTTGCCCTTCTAGATGATCCAGCCCGCTTACAGTGGACACTGGGCGCGTGCATGACCATGTGCCAGCAGCAGCCGGCCAGACGTTGGCCAGGGGAGAGGTCACGTCCACGATGATCTGCTGCGCCGTCGGAACAGACAGCACCGTCCCCATGCCGCCATTCACTCGCACCACGTCGCCGGCCAGCGTCGAGCCAAACACTGACGAACTCGCGTTCATGGTGAGCGGGTTCGCCAGAATCGCCTGGAGCGTTGCACCGGACCCAGTGCCGGCTGGGTCGAACACGGAAAGCGTCGGGTTCGTCCATCCAGTTCCGCCCGACGCAACATTGGTACCGACAATTACACCGCCAGAAATGATCGGCGTGATGATCGCGCCGGAGCCAGTCGAGTCGTTGATATTGATGACCGTGCCCGCGCTATAACCACTGCCACCTGCGATCGTGTGCACGCCGTAGATAACGGTCTCAACCTTCGTGCTCGCCGGCGTGAGCATCGCATTCGGTGTGGTCAGGGGATATTGCAATCCAGCATCAACACACCACGCGCGCGACGCATCAGCGGGAAGCCCGATAGTCGGATCGCCGCCCATCTGCCGGCTGGCGAAGCGCTCGATGTATTGAAGGTACTGCCCGTTGATGAATCGCTCGACGATGACGTAGACGGCGTTCTCATTGCCCTCGCTGATCTGGCAAATGCTCTTGTAAAGACCTTGAGTGTCGTGGTGCGCCCAGGCGTTCACGTCCTGTTCTTTCAGGTAGGTTAGGCTCAGCAGGATGCCGTCCTCACGCACGCACCATACGACCTTGAACGGCTCTTCCGCGTAGCACCATTCGGTGATCTGGTGTCCGTAGAACAGGTGGTTAGACAGAATCGAAATGTCAGTACCGGTGTAGATGTTGACGTAAAAGTTATACGCCAGATCGCGGACGATAGAGCCTTTTGCCTGGACATACAAGATGTCATAGTTGACCGTCAGCGGAGGAACATCGCCGCACCCGTTGTAAGCCTGTGGAACTGCTTCGATCTGCGACGGTGTGATCGCGGTTCCTGCGCTGCCGGCGTCGATCTTCCACGCTCCACTGGACGTGAGCGCAATCAAGCTCTGCATCGGCACGAGGTGTTTGACTTCGTTTATCTGCTGGCTGGCTATCGTGATCTCGATGTTGTCGTCGTCCTTTGACGGGATCGAAAAATCCATGTTGAAGAAGTCGCCCGACTTCGAGAAATCGATCTGCTCCGGCGCGTTCGCCATGCCGCCGAATACCTGCCGCTGCTGGTAGTAGGCCACGCACCCAGGATTCCCGGCCTTCGTGAACGGGTTGTATGCCTGGGGCGGGCAGCGCGTGAAGTCCGGCAGGATGTTGTCGTCGATGAACGTATTCGCCCCGGCCGGGTTGGCTGAGCCGATGTACCCGAAGAGCGCACCCTGAGGCACGTTGGCGCCCAGGTTTTCCTGGGTGCGGTAGATGTTGTAGATCGTGGCTCCCGTGACTGCATTCCAACTCACGGTGTTTTGCGCGCCGACGTTCTGGCCGAGCGCAAGGCTCGTGCTGTACGCTGCGGTCGACGGCAAACTCTCGACACCGCCCACGGTCGCCGTCACCTGATACCCGTATTGCGTGCCAGGGTACGCCGTGCCAGTGCCGTGATTGTTGAAGGTCACCGCACCGCCCGTTGGCGCCGGGCTGGCCGGCGCGAACGTGATCGGCGCGAGCGTCCACGACGCATTGCCCTGTCGAGTCAGCTTTTGCGGCGCATAGTACTTGTGCGTCAGCGTCATTACGTCGGCCGACTGGGTGTACTTCAACAGCGCGAGGTCTGTCGGCGAGTATGGTGTCGAGATCGTGTAGACGCGCGATGCAGTGCCAGATGACACGTATGCGCTGTACGCTGTCGTGTCGATCGGTACGCCGTACATGTCGACCAGCGTGTAGGTGTTCGTCGTGGCGTTGGCGATGGTCGCGAATCGCCCATTCAACTGCGTCATGCCGACGATGTTGTTAATCAGAATCTGGTCGCCGTTGCTGTACCCATGCGCAGCGTCCGTCACGACGCCTGGATTGGCCTGAGTCACGCCGGTGATCGACGTTGCGGTTTCGAGCACATACCCGCCATTCGTCACAAATCGCAAGGTGCCAGCGTAGGAATTCGCCGTTCCGCCGCCAAGGTACGACAAGAAATATTCAGCATTTAAAAGCTTGATCTGCATGCCGTTGACGACGGTTATGGTGTAAGTGCCATCGAACGTGCCGAACTTATGGCCACCGCCTATTGCGCCAGTGAGAACTGACGTTCCAGTCACCGTTATCCTAGAGCCGCTCACCAGCGAAGCCGTCGACGAAATCGTGACGAGGATGTCGCTTGTGCTCGATTCGTAGACGGCTGACGTAATCGCGGACGAAAACGAGTTCCCACCGCCGAACACCAGAGCATAGGTCTGCGTGGTATTGAACTGAAACGGAATCAGTCTGTTCGGCGTCGTGCTGTCTTTGCACTGACCGACGAATTGGGTGCCAGGACGCGAGCTCGCGCCGCCGCGGTAGTCGACGAAATAGTTTCTCAGCAGTGCCGCGCCGACGTGGTACTTAGCCAGATCGACGCGCCCATACATCGACGGCGCCAGTTCGCCGGCCGCAAAACTGGGGAGGATGATTTCGTTTGCCATTATCCGAGCAACGTCAAGGCTTGCGGGCCATAGGTGAAGAGCCCACCATCCGGCCAACTCCAATCGGACGCGTAGCCGCGCACGCGCATCCAATCAGGTATCGAATCGATGACGGTCAACCCCTCATTCCCATTCATCCGCTGGGCATCAAGGCTGTATTGCTGCGCCTCGCCGAGCGCCATGCGCTGAGTGTTTTTATCCCCCGTTAGCGCGAGGCAGACGCGCGCGCCAAGGTAGGCGGCGAAGGCTTGCACGAACAGCGGGTCCCACATGGCCGTATTCGTGTTGCGGAACGTGTAGACGCCGATGGCCTGCTGCTGATTGGTCAGCAACACCTCGATCGGGTTTCCCGTGATATCGAGGTCGGTCGCCATGACGAACTTCACGGGCGGCCCGTACGCGGCGATCGGCAGTGAACTCGCCGGCGTTCCTGGCGTGATCTGGCTCACCTGGATCAGCGGGACAATCGAGCGCATCAGTACGCAATCGCTCGGGTAGGCGTACTCGTAGAGCCATGGTGTAGGAACCGGCTGGCCTTGCGTGCCGTCCTGCAACAGCGTCAGCGGGATTTGCTTCTTTGCGAAATTCCAGTGCGCGGCCCGGAGAACCGCGTCGACGGCGTTATCCCAATGTCGGCTGATCGCGCGCGCCTCAGTGCTGGCCTCGCTCAAGCTTGCGATGGTCGAGCGCGTGCCGATCACGTCGAGCGCCATGTTTGCGATCTGGACCTGGGAGGATGGCATCACTCAGCCTTTTTAGGGTAGAGCTTGTCAGCGCTTTCCTTGAAGCCGCCCTTCACCGCATCGGCGCGCTCTTCGGCCTCTTGCTCCGGAGGTTCCTCGATCGACATGCACTTGATCTGGACTCCGACACATCCGGTCTCGCCGTATTCGTCTTCGCGCTCTTCGGTGCTGATGACGCAGCCGCACACGTAGAACGCGACTTCATCGCCGCACTCTGGCATCTCGTCGACGCCGAGCTTGGCGAGGTCCTCTTTCGTGAGCGTGATGCGCAGGCCATACGGGTACGGGCTCGGCTCACCAATCGGGTAGTCGAAGTCATTGTCCCGCGCCATGTCGACGATATCGTAGCTCATGCCGGCCTCACTTCATTGTGTCGGGCTGGAACCCAACGGTGCACGATACCGTGCCGCTGATAACAACGTTGATGCCATTCAGCGCGCGGAAAGGCAGCGGATAGAACGTGCCCGCGACAGGCGTGAAGGTGTCCACCATCTTCGTTGTCGTTCCAGTCGCGGAATCGTCGTAGACAGTGATGGTCGGCGTGGTAGTGGCCGCTGACACAAAGATGCCATGCAAAGCCGCCTCTTTGGGCCAGACGTTTCCGCTGGCGCTCACCTGTTTCCATCCTGCGGAGATAACGATCGGTTCCATGTTGGTCCTTATGCGCTGAGAACTGCGTGCCACTGTCCTGCGATCGCACATCCGTAGATGGCACTTTTGCCGGCCGCCAGCGCCACGGCAGCGTTTGCAGAGCCGCCGTTGATGGAATCGCCAGACTGCGGGAAGACATTCATCGAGGCCGCTCCTGCGTTCACGACGTGAATCTCAAGCCCCGGCTGAGACTTCGGCAAAAGCGCGCTGTCGCCGGCCGTCGCAACGGTCGTGAACCGGTTGATGTACGAGGCGCACAGCGTTCCGTTCGCCTGCCCACCGCCCGCATGTGCCGTCATCGCGTTCGACGACGTGAATTGCGGATTCACTCCGCCCTGGCACAACGTAGCGATCAAGTCGCGGATCGCCGTCGCACCAACAGGCTTGTCCTCCGGGAACGAATCCAGGATTTGCTGCAACGTCAACACACGACCGAAGCTGCTCATGGCATCACCCGTTGACCGCAGTCATCGCAAGAATGGGGTCGAGGAACTTCGCCGCCTTCTTGCCTTCGGGCGAGTTCTTCGCTGCTTTCGCTGCCTCATTGACCGGCAGCATGTAGTGCGCGGGGACGCCATCAAACGTGATGACCGCCTCCGGCTCGTACAGCACATCGCCGATGTAAGCCTTCTCGGTCAACTTGTATTGCGCTTGTTCGGACATGTCTTGCTCCAGTGTTTAAAAAAGACCCAGCCGAAGCTGGGCCAAAGCCGCTATCAGTTGCTGACCGTGACGCCCGGCGGGTAGTAGCGCGCGCTGTCCACTGTGCCAAGCCACGCGAGCACAGCACCGGCCGTGTTCGCGCCGGCGTTGACGTAGGCCAAGCGCAGGTACCGCGGAGCGGGGCCTCCGTCAGGGTTGACGATCGGCATCTTGAGCTTCACGCGAGCGCCAACCGTGAGGCTGGCAATCGCGATCGCACCCGACTCGCAGTACGTGACGTACGTCGTGTTGTCGGTCGATCCTTGAACCTGGAAGTTGACCGACGTACCGCCCGCGTAGGCCGTCGTGATGAGAAACTCGACGGTGAGATCGGCGTGGTCGTTGACCGAGCCGGCGCCGATGTCGCGCGCGTTCAGCAGGTCGATCACGTTCGTCGAGGTCGTCGTCGTGCCGCTGCCGAACTGATTTGCACCCGTCAAGCCCGTCGTGTAGCTGTAGGTGCCCTGATCGAAAATCAGGAGGTTGTCGATGATCATGGCTGCTCCTTAGGTAAGCCGGCTCTCGGTGGAAAGAATGGCATCGACCGTTCGAACCGGAATGCCGCGGAACGTGGTGATGGCCTTGCCCTCCCACTCTTCGAGGCGCAGCAGGACGTTCGTCTTGTTGACCGCTTGAATGTCGAGGTAGGTGCGAATCGTACGGTTGCAGTAGATCGCGAGCCGCCCCATCTGCATCATCTGGCCGTCCGGAGCGTCGGACTTCTGCTCGGTCGACACGCGCGCCGGTGCCGTAGGCAGGCGGTGCACGCCGCGGATCAGTGCGTTGATGAGGTTGGCTGCGGAGCCGCCCGAGAGCAGCGAGACATCGATGTTCGCAATGCGAACGATGTAGCGCCAGTCGCGAACCGTCAGGCCCATGTCCCACTTGAAGTGCGTCCGGTAGCCCTGGTACAGGTTGCCGTTGGCGTCTTGAAGCGGCCACTCGCCGAGGTCGCGATGCTGGAGCCCGGAAATCTTGCCTTTCGGGAAGATGCCGTGCGCCGTATTCGGACCCCAGGTCGTGATCCAGATCGACGTGTTGGTCGACAGCGTGCCGCCTGCATCGATGACGTTGGCGGCCGTTTGCGCGGTCGACGTGGACACCGAGTTGTAGCGGGGAGCGAGCCCCATGAACCGCTCAGGGTTGGTCGCGACGTTGCCGTAGAACAGCGTCGAGGCCATCTGCTGATTCATGCCTTCGAGGAACGCCATGTCTTCCGACAGGCGGAACTCTGCGGTGTTGCCGTTGAGGTCGGCGAGGTCTTTGTCGATCTCGCTATAGCACTCCAGCATGCCGCAGTTGTCGGTGACTTGAGCAGTCGTCGACTTGGTTTTGATGACGCCGTAATTAAGCAAGCGCCACGTGGCCGAAGGAAGACCGGTGCGAACCGTGGTCTTGTGGCCGGTGGGAAGGTTTCCCTCGACGACGAGCATGTCGTCCAGGATTTCGTTGGTCTGCGAGAGCAGATTGATGATCGTGGCAACCTTGCCATCGTCATCCATCCGCTTCGCCCAGTCGGCATAAGTAAGGGCGGTGCCCCCGATAATCGCCATGGTAAAGCTCCTAGGTTTGCATTTTCAGTTCTCCTTGCAAGTGCGCGGGTAGACGTGGGGGTGTGGTAGCCGCCAGCGCAAGAGTGGTTTAAATCTCAGCCTTCGTGCCCGTTCCCGAGACCTGCCATATTCGGATACAGGGTTGTCCCAGCAGACTTAGTTGGTTTGCCAGGGCTACCTGCTACCGGTGTGGCGGGCGCGTGGGGTTGGGCCGCCTTGAAGAGTCCACGGATGATGTCGGGGTTATTGCCGGCGCCGGTGAAATTGAGCGCCTCGAAAAACTTCGGTGCATCTTCGCCGAGCAGATTATTGAGGCCGGCTTTTGTGGCAGCGAGGTTTTTGTCCAGATTCGCACCACCGATCACGGGGTCGTTTCGGACTGCTTCTTGCCACTGATTCTGCATCTCGGTCCACGCTCGCATTGGCGCTTCACTGAGAGACTTTACATCGGCAGTATAGAGATCGACAAGTTTTTGCGCCACATCCTGAGGCATTTTCGCAGCAGCCGCGATTTCTTTAAACGCGCCGAGTTTCTCCGCGTCGAGTGCCAATCCTTCAGGCACATTGAAATCCGTGTATTCGATCGGCTTGTCGTCGACAGGCGGATCGGCTGGCTTATCGTCCACAGGCCTATCTGCCGGCGCGTCGTCTGGTTTGTCGCTCAGCAGACTGGCAGGCGGTGTGAGCGCTGGGTCCGCAGCGGGCGCCGCAACGGCATCCGCAGCAGGAGCAGCGGCAGGGGCGCCACCGGCCGGCGCATCGCCTGTTTCACCTTCGAGCAGCGCCCAGCGGCGCATCAATCGAGCAAACATTACGAGTTCTCCTTGACCATCTTGAGGTAGTCATCCATGAAATCGCGCTGAATGTCGGCAAAGATCGGCATGGCCGAATTGCGCATCCCGAGCGCGAAGGCGTCTTTGCTGGCATTGGCCGTGAATCCCACCGCGAATAGCCCGCAGCCGGAAAGGAAATTCCACATCCATAGCCTGCCATCCGCCGTGCTCATGATCTGCTTGAGCCCGTTCTTTCGGCGCTCGGCCTCGACCTTGGCGCGGCGCTCGCGCTCTTTCACCGATACCGCGTCGCCGGCATCGAATTGCTGTTCAGTTTCAGACGTGCGCATCGCTTGCTCCCTTCGCGGTAGGAATGACATTGTGTTTCTGGCCGACGTGAGACAGGTTCACCGAGACGCCCCAGTCGAGCCAAACTGAGAACCCAGCGGCGCGCGCCATGCGGCAGAAGAAGTAATCTTCGCCCTCGATGAGCGGCACGCCCTGATCCTCATAGGCCGGCGTCTGGAAGTACGGTTTCTGCATCGCAGCGAAGACCGATGCTTTGACGAGCATGCAGCCACCCGGGATCGCGCCGACCTCCATCACGCCCGACGTGTCGACCGATTGACCGCCGACCAGCGCATCGTGAATCAGCGTCCCATCGGTGAGCTTTCCCAGGATGCGATTCGGCGGCTCGCGCATGACGTACGTCCCACCGACGATGTCCTTGTCGTGCGACATCAACTGGCGCAACGTCAGAGGGTGCATGACGATATCGCTGTCGACGAAGAACAGGTAATCGATGCCGTTCTCGATCGATCTGTCGACAAGCAGGTTGCGGTTGTTGACGACAAGGGAGCCCTTCACGTTAGCGATAACCAGCGGGATAGGCTCCAGCACTTCATCGCCTCGGCGCAACTCTGTGCAGTGGTACGCGAGCGATGCAAGCGACATCGCAGCGTCGGTGTGCATCATGTCGCCGGAGGGGACGCAGATAGCGACTTTCTTCATAGATTCATCTCCCGGCCGCTTATACACACCTCCATTACCGATGGCGATATCTTGTCGTCTCGCTGCGAAAGCAACTCCACGACCAGCCTGTGCAAATCCTGAGCAAATCCTTTGTCAACGGAAGCGAAAGGAATTCGAACGGTGACCTCTCCGACGTAGACTTTCATTTGCCATCCTCCGACAAATCGACGCTTCCAACGGTGTAACCGTTGACGTTCGCGAATGCCTGCTCCGAAGCGGCGCGCGGGTCTTTAGGCGCGGTCTCGCCGTAAAGAATCTGAGCAGCAAAGCGAGTGCGCAGCGACCTTAGGTCGAGGGTCCTGGCGTAGTTCTCGACGCGCAGATATTCGTTCTCTTTGCGCATGGCATCAAGCGTGCTGCGCCTGACGATGACGAATGGCATTCTCATTTCGCCACCACCTTGCAGAAAGGAGCCATGTACGCCATCGGCCCGGCGAGCAGCTTTTCGGCTGCATCCTTCTCGTACACCGTGGCCTGCTCGATGTCGCTCGTCCAGCCGCCGTACGGATGGCCGTAGTCCCGCCCGATCTTCTCGGACAGGTAGGACGGCAACGGATCGCCGAGTCGTTCGATGAAGTGCCGAACGTGGGCCTGTTCGGTTGCGCTTGTGGTCAATTGACGCTCCTATTTCTGGTTGGGGTACAGCTTGTGTGCAGGAGACTTTTTTGCGTCCCGCTGCGTGCTCAGTGCGATTGCGATGGCCTGCTTGCGAGGTTTCCCCGCAGCCACCTCAGTCGCGATGTTCTTGCCGACAGATTCTTTCGAACCTGACCTGTCGAGCGGCATTATTTCTTCCCCTGCTTCGGGTAGATCGTCTCAGCAGCCGACTTGCCTTTCTTGCCTTCCGGGAATGCCTTAGCCGCTGCTGCGTCAATGCGCCTCTTCTCTTCGGGAGACGCAAAGCGCTCGCGCGATTCGGCATTGGCGATATGCGACTTGTCCTCAAGCGGGAAGCGCTTCTCTTTCGGATTGGCGAACTCGCTCGCCGGTATCGCCTTGCGCGCCTTGGCAGTCAGCTTCGCCATGTCAGTCTCCGTCGTTCGTCGCGAGCTTCGGGTACATCTTCTGCGCCGGAGTCTTGCCCTTCACGCCGGGTTGCTTGCGCCCGTTCGTGAGGTTCTTCGGCTTGGCCTGCGGGTCGAGCGTGTTGTTCGGCGCTTCCCCGTTGGCGTTTTGCTGCATGACTTCGGGAGGCAAAGGAGTAGGCATCACAATCTCCGGGTAGTGCCAGTTTCAGGATCGATCAACAGCGCAGGCTTGTCCGGCTGGATCACGACGAATCGATTGCCTTCCACCGCAGCGAGTTCACAGCCTGCGCCGCCATATCCCTTCGGCAGCACGCACACGCGCTTTGCGCCGCGGATAGCTACGCCAGTCGTATGTGTGGTCGTGTTGTACACAAGCTGCGCCTCGGGAACCGGGCCGACCTTCACGTCCTTCGCGCGATGCTCGGCCTGCTCGGCGTCGTACTCTTCGGCAAGACGCATCTCGAACAAGCGCCGATCGCGCGCGCTGGCCTCGGGCCGAACCTGTTCGAGCAGCGATGCCGGGTCGATTACCTTCTCGCTCATCACGCACCACCGATCATTCGTTGCAAAGCGTTCTGTCCGCCGCCGACATCCGTGTTGCTCAAGGTCTCGGCTCCCTGCGCGGCCGCCATGCTGTTCTGCAACATCTGCTGCTGCTGCATCTGCTGGTTGCGCTGGTTGCGTATCTGCATGACCTTTTGCGTAGCCATGATGATCTTCGGCGACACGCCGAGCATGTCTGCGTACTCGTCGATCATCTCGTCCCAATCCACGTTGTCAGCCGCACCCGGCACGAGCGCCGAGATGTTGCCGACGAACTGCGCGAGACGTTCGACGCTGGCCGTGCTGGCCGCCTTCTGCGCCTCGGCGAGCATGCTGATGTACTCGACCTTGATCTTCTGGCCGGACAGTTCCTGCGGCACGGGCGGGAATAATCCACCGCGCAGCATGATGTCGAATACGCAATTGATGGCAGGATCAAGCGCCTCGTTCTCAAATCGCTCCAGGACTGGGCCAAGCTGGATCAGCTTTTCTTCCTTGCGCGCGTCGATCTCGGTCGCCGTCCGCACGGTATCAAGCTGCGAGATCATCATGAACAAGTCATTGAAGAACGTCGCCTTGATGCGTTCCTGGACCTGCTGAATGTCCGCCACAAGGCCGGTGAAGTCCGGCGCCACCTCATAGACAGGCTTGAACCCGACCGATCCTGCCGTGCCGTTGACGTACGTCACGCCGCCAGGGATCACCGACGCAGGCTCGTTCTTGAGGCTCACGTCTGCCACGAGCGGCGGATTCACGTGTTTGTCGATCGCCTGCGCTTTGCGCTTCTGCTCGACCTGGAGCATCTTGATATCGCCGAGCGCGTCCATCCCAGGAGAGCGCCCGTACGCGTCATTGCCAACGATGTCCCACCGCGGCGCAATAAACGGCTTCTCGTGGAAGCCGCGCACACGCAACAGCAAATTGTTCCCTGTGCCGCGCTCCCAATACACCTCGCGCCACGGCATACCCTTCACACCAGGAGCCCCAGGGACGAGATCGTTGTTACGCTCGATCAGGTGCCCAATGATGATCTCGCGAGTAAGCATTGCGCCGCCAGTCTCGATCGCGCTGCGCACCGTGGGCGAGCAGTTCTCGATACCGAACATCTCGGCAACCTGCTTGACCGTCATCACGAACTCACGGCCCAACGTCGACACGTCCTGGCGGTCATCGTTTTGCAGGAAATACTCCCCCGCGCACGTGTTGAAACACCGGATCACGTCGTCGTAATCCTGGTAGATGATCATGACGCCCGTGCCGAACGCGCCCAGGTCTCCGTACACCGTCGCGAGCGACGTGTAGAAATTCGACTCGGCGAACACCACCTCCATCCGACGCTCACACTCCGCCAACCACAGCTTCACGTTCGACTTGTCGTTCAGCGTCTGACTGTTCGTCGCCAGCTTGAACCACGGCCGGCCGGGCGATGTGATGCCCGACATCATGCCGGCCGACAGCACGCGAAGCGCCACCGTGCCGGTGTTGTCGATGATCCGCTGATTGATCGGCGAGCCGCGATTGCCCTGGTTCGGCGTGATGAGCCACTTGTAGCGGCGAGGGATGAGGTATTCGCTCAACTCTCTCCAGTGAGTCCACCACGAGAACCGATCGGTTTTCATCCCGATCAGCAGATTGTCGCAATGCTCGCGCAGCTTGATCGTCTCAGGCGTTGCTTTGTCCTGATACGTTCGTTGCAGCGGATTGAGCGTCGTCATGGGTTACGCGCTCGGAGTTGCGGTGCCCGCAGCAGCGGAGGTAGTGGCCGCACTGTCGCTAGCCTCACCCGGCTGAGGGGCGACAGGTGCTGCACCGCTGCCGGTGTTTTCTGCCACCTCCGGCTGGGCTTGCTGTGGTTCTTGCTCCGGCTCGCCGAACAGAGAGTGCTCGATGACCATGACACGCGCTTCAAGCGCATGTACAAGGTTTGCGACCTCGGCAAAGAACCCATGATGCGCTTGCGTCTTCACGGCCTCGGGATCAGCCATCGCCAAAGCGTTGTCGTGCGCAAGGTGAATCTTCGCCAGCATTTCGTGAAGGATGCCCATGTCAACTCCCAAGCAATGTCTTCGTGCCGGTCGATGCCGGCGAGGTGAGCCCGTTCGGGCCGGTCGCGATCGTCGCAGCAGGGCCAGTGGCACTCTGTGCGCGCGTCGTCGCTGTCTTGGCTGCCTGAATCCCGGCCGGCGATTGCACCGCAGGGATCGGGGGCGGCACAGTTACTGCCGGAGGGGTTGGTGCGCTTCCGCCCATCGCTGGCTCCTAAGCGTTTTGAAACGGGTCATAGTCATGCTGGATGCGCGGCGTGTTGAACGCTGCCGCTCGACCTGCATGCGCATTCGGCTGGACCGGGTAAGCAAAGGTGAGCGCGAGAGCATCGGCAATGTCAGGCGAACTCAAGCCGCGTTTCTTCATGTCGGATTTCTTCTCCAGCATGATCGCGTCGCGCCCATCCTTGAGCACGTAGCCGTATTCACGGCTTTCCAATTGCGACTTCAAATCGTTGTCATCGGGAATCGTGCCGCCTGTCTTGAGCCAGTCCCGCATGACGCCCCACATCTCCGCGGCTTTGTTGGCGTAGGCAACCGCCTCCTGACCCGGCTGCGAGCGATCTGCAGATGCACCGAACTGGACTTCGATGACTGGGATTCGGAGTTGTCGCAGCCGATCCACCACACCGGAGCCAGTGCCGCCACCATCCACGAAAATAGCGTCAGCGCGGTAGTACTCGTATTGCTCAGCGACGCGCGCCGCAAGCTGCATGTTGTCGAGCCCGCGATACTTGAGCGGCGGATGCGTGCGTCCATCTCGGCCCTTCCTGATGTAGATCACAGACTCGTCGTCACCAAAGCGAGCAGGATCGACGCCGATAACAAGAGCGTCATAGATGCCAGCATGTGCCTCGCGTGATGCAGCCGCCTCGACGATATCGCTTCCGATAAATTGAGTAGACCCCGCACGAGGGAACACGCCCCGTACACGAACACGCACGAAGTCAGAATCTTCACCATAGTCGGCCACCCACTGTGCGAGCTGCTCTTTGTTCGTGATCTTGACCGTGCGGCTGTCGATCTGGCGGTTCAGCCAGCGGTGCTTGAATGAGCCGAAGCACTGGCGGAAGCGGCCCGTGTTGCGCGTCGGATTGCCGAACGCCGCCCAAATGATCTGCGTGTCCTTGTCGGTGAGCGCGCCCTCGGCGGTCTCCCAAATGATGTCGGGGATAGCCGACGCCTCATCGAACACAAGCAGGACGCGCTTGCCCTGGTTGTGCAGGCCGGCGAATGCCTCGGTGTTGCGCTCACTCCATGGAACCATGTCGATGCGCCAAGTCTTCGCGTGCTTCTCGTCGCGCGCGTACAGTGCCGTAGCCGTGAATTCGAACCAGTGCGAGCAGATGCAGCGCCGATACCACTTGGCAAGCTCTGCCCATGTCTTTGTGCGAAGCTGGGCGTCGGTGTTGGCCGTCACAACTCCGCGAGTGTCCTCGAACGTCGACAGTGCCCACAGCATGAGCCACGACACCAGCGCTGACTTCCCAATCCCGTGCCCGCTTGCCACCGCAATTTGGATCGCCTGAGTAGCGTTGATCGCGCCAGTCTTGAGCCGATCGCCAATCTCAACAAGGATGCTGCGCTGCCATTCGTCCGGCCCGCTGTGCTCTGCGAGTTCTCCAGAGCCCCACGGAAACGCGAACATCACGAACCGCAACGGGTCGCTTGAGCAAAGCGCGATCTCTTCGATCAGATCGGCTTCGGCGCTCATCGCTTACTCCACCGAGCGCGCAATCGATCTTCGTAGGACGGACCAGGAACGCGACGCCGCTGCGCCTTCGTCAGCGCCTTGCGCTTCACCATCTCGGCGTCGAAGTACGCCTCTTCAAGCCGACGAAGCTCGCGCTCGAACATAGCTTCGACATCAAGCCCCGCAGCTTGCTCAAGCTCGTGCTGGTAGCTGTTGCTACTCATCGCCCTTCACACGCTTTCGCGCTGCCTCAAGAGCATCCGCCAATTGCACCGTACCGCTGTGCTCGACGCCGATCTTGTCGCCGTATTTCTTCGGGCTCCACTTCGCCAGCAGCTTGAGACGTTGCTCGGCGCGGTTCTTCTGCCACTGGACGTATCCAGGATCAACTTTGTCGCCGGATTCCGTCATGTAGCGCTCAGGCGGCGTATCGAGAATCTCTATGGTCTCTTCGGCAATCGCATCGTGCCCAAGCTCTCTCGCGCGCGCGATGCGTTTGGCAAGGTCTTCTTTGTCCCGAATCCAGTCATAGACCGTCTGCCACGCAGGCATGTGCTCGTCGCGGCAAATCTGGCGAAGCGGCTCCCCTTCCGAAATCCTCCGGCAGATTTCTTCCGCTATCTCTTCGGTGTAGATCGAAGCGTTCGCCACTCAAAACCCCAATAAAAAAGCCCGCTGGCTCATGCCTAGCGGGCTTCGTAAATCGACGGAGTGACCTGCCTTCGGGCCCTTCACTCGTCAGTCGACGGAAATCGGTAATCTCGTCGCATTGTAGGTAAATCTGATTGTGTCCGCAAGCTTCGAGGAATTCTCCAATCTTGAATGGATCGCCTTGTGCGCGTGGCTCAATGCGGATTCGAATACGTGTTCATTGCCTCGTCCCTGTTTGAGTTTCAGCCGTCGACAGATAAGCCCGTTGGGAGCGCGCCAGATGTAGTGCATCCGCAAGATATCCTTGTCGAGTGGCATCAAGCGTTTCCAGGCCTCGTTGACCAGATGTGCGTCCTTCGCATCTTCCGGCGCTATCCCGGATGAGCGCTGCGCACGGGCCCAGTTTTCCAGCCGCGATTCGAGCGCTCGCAAGTCCATCATTCCTCCCATACGTTTTTCATCGCCCCATCCATCCCTTTGACTGCACCGGCAATACCGGCTCTAGCGGCTTAATTTCTTCGCTTAAAAATGGAATCGGGACAAGTGCGCCACCAATCAGCCTAAATACTGCAAACTCCGTTGCTACGACCACGGTCCCGCCCCACTGCGTCATAGCAACCACCTTTCCGGCTCCATCAGGTATCCCACAGATAGATTTCACCGACCCTCCTTCTTCATTCGCCGGACCTCGGCACGGTAAAACGCCTTCTTTTCGATGATCTCCGCGAGGCTGAGCTTTATCGGCTCGTGCGGCCCCTCGATCCATTCCACGCGAGCGAGTCCGATCTTTTGGATCAGGT